ATATATCTAACCGTTTCATAATTTTCAATTGGGTTAATAATATCACTTAATATTTCGGTTTCAAATTCTTTTAAATTCTCTTCCCAACCGAGATTTGTTTGAAAATCAGTTTCAGTATTTAATAATATATTTAAATCAGTATCTTTTCTTAATATTTTCATGTTAACAATCTAAATTATTATTTTTATTATTTACATCCATGAAACTCATTATTCTATTTGATTTATTTTTGTAATATCTTTCATTTCTTAAATAGAAATTAATGTCCGCTTTAACATAATGATTTCCATTCATAAAAGGAAAATCAGTTCCAAATCCATCGGAATCTACATAACCATGATCATATATATCTCTCCATCTCCAAACTTTATCATATGGGTCATACTTTGCATTTTCAGGTAAGTTGAAAATATCATTAGTATTTGCCGTTTCAGTATATGGTGATAATTCTCTTAATTTAATTCTATAATGTGGTTGATAAATCAAACCTTCTAAATTTGTTGATGACGCGTACGTTGAACCCGATGTTTGTCCGTGATTAAATATTGTTATTGGATTTGTGATTTTATGAAATGATTCACTTACAATTCTCTCGGTCATTTCTTTTGGGTTATATTCTACAAATGCACCATTTAATATAGAACCAATTGGTAATGTTTGTCCACTTAAAAATGTGAATCCAGTGTATCCAGGTAAATTTGTATTTCCAGTAAATGACGTACTCGTTAATCCAATTTCATTTGATGTGGTTCCACTAAAATGTTCATCAATCCATGTATCGTGAAAATTAAATTTATAACCTACTTTCGGTGGATAATTAAAATATCCATTTCCATTTCTAAAGATTGCAGTAACAAAAACATTTGTTGGGTTAAATCCTAAATTATTTGTTAATCCACTTAATTTTAATGGTTCCTTAAAATCGTACAAAACGGATTCCATTCTATTTCTTTCAACCACGACATCATTAATATTTGCACTATTTTCAAATAATAATTTCTTTTCATCTTCAAACACTGGACTTTCAAATCCAAGTGAATCCATTATATAACCACCTTCATTAGTTAATGTTTTATGTTTGTGAACATAATATTGGGAAGTTGATGCAACTATATTAGTAAAATCTTTACACCTTTTACCTAACATAATTGTACTAAATGTTGTTCCCGTTTTTATTTGTGACTTTATAATATTAATGACATATTTTTTAGAATCAAACGTTTCATTACCAACTGAATTAATATAAAAGGTTCTACCTGTTAATGTTAATCCTGTTAATGTACTACCTGATAAAACAACGTGTTCACCTTCACTCATTCCATGTTCAACTGGAGATGTTAATTCATAATACGTGGTATAATCCACAACCCTAAATGGTATACCATCTTTAGCAGTAAAACTAACTTTCGTACTACCTGTTGCACCTGTTAACGTATAAACCATATTAAATTCACTATCACCACTATAAACATAACTTAAATATAAATTCCAGTTTTGGTATGGTGCCGATATTGGTGTTACAGTTGTGTGTGCTGTTGATCCTGATTTTACTATATTTGGTGTAAAGGTTCCTAATGTATTTCCTGTTACCGGTAAATTGACTTCCCTATAAACGTCTCTTCTTAAAAATGCAAATTCGTCATACGGTAAATAACCATCAAAAACAGTACTATCTTGTATGTTACTACCGTCACCCGTTAAATATAATCTTTGTTTTAAATAAGAATAAGGTGTTGATCCAGAATATAAATTACGAAAAACCATTTTTAATTTTCCGTATATCTTATAATTTATACTTTCATTACGTTCTTTATAATATTGTTCGTCAATATCTAATATTATATCCCTTTCACCTATTCGCATAAGTGTATCACTATTATCAAGATTTAGTTTTAATTCTAATTCTTGGTCATCCGCCTTTGCGAACTTTTTACTTGGTAATATGATTTGTTTCTTTTCCATTATTCAGCTGGTGGGAACGCTCCCTTTGGACCAAATAGGTCAATAAATTTATCCATACCTGTTTTACCCGCATTTAACCCAAAGTAAAATTGGAATGGGGTTGAAAGTATTTGTTTATTCCCACTATAATAATCTTGTGTTCTTTTAATTATAAATGTCGTATTAGTCCAAGAAGTAGATTCCCATGTACCTGCATCTCCGTATCTTGTATACAATGTTCCATATGTTGGGTTTGTTTCCGAATCTGCAAATAGATAGGTAAATCCAGGGTATTGTGTATCATAATTTGTGTGTTCATCAATATTAGATATTACATCAAACTCAGTAGTTGTTCCAGTTATTAAATTGGTACTTATACTTAAACCACTAAATGTATATGTGATTGGTAATAAAAGATACGGGTCTGATGGGTCTCCTGTTAAATTATAACCATATGTCATACCTTGTAAAGGTTGGGATTGAACTTCACTATAATCCCACGATTGGTTATTTTTATCATTATCATATGATCCAAATCCCGTTCCTTTTTTATTCCATAAATAGAAAGGTACTTTTTGTGATGACTCAGTTAATCTACCAGGTTCATTTAAACAAGATCTTACTCTCTGTCCATCTTCAGATAGTTCCAATGTAAGAGGTAAAGGTCCATAATTTACATTTCCATTTTTAAAAACTTGTGGATATACTTCAGGATCTAAAATATTAAAATCATATCCAAGATATTTTGGGTTTTGTAAGTCAAATTCTTCGATTCCACTTTCATTATTTATTGATAATAGTTGTAAGATATCACCATCTAAAACATTTGATATTCCCACTCCGCTAGAAAATCCATCGTTTTGGAAAAACATATTCAAATCTCCATTTGCATTTGCAATATCCATTCTATAGTTAATTGCTAACCCTAATAATTCACCCAAATCTTGATATGATGTTGCACCAATTGAACGTGAAACTGAACAGTTTGGGTCTAAATTTGGGTCAACACAGATTTCTTTTATAAACTCATCTCTCGGTCCTAAGTCAACAAATGTTGTTGGTTTATTTAAATTATCCGGTGTAAATGATGTTCCGTTAGAAGTTGGTGCTGAACGATAATATAATCTTTTTTGTCCTATTACTAATCGTGCAATATTTCTACAATATTTTGCAATATATTCAGAACCTTTGTTAATTCCTGTTATAATATTTTTAGCTTTAAATTGGGTAAAGTATAATGAACCAGATAACCAATTATCTAAAAATGCATAATTAACAATTCCACCACAGAACATTTTACCTACACGTTTTCTTCTATAATATTCTCTTAATATTCCTGTTAATTTTGCGGTTCCAATTGTACCGGGAATAATATAAAATACACCATTGGCAAATTCAGATCTTGCACTTGGAGTTATAGGTCCTCCGTTATATGACCAATTTAGAACGGTGCCATAATCACAAGTAACATCTCTGAATTGATTGGTAAAAGCCCCAAAATCCCCACCGCCTGGCGGTCCACCTTGTGGATAAGAAGATTCTGGTCTATTTGTTCCAGTACCAAAGATTGCAGTAGATACTAATATATCACCAGGGGAAAGATATTGTACATATTTTCTACCATAAGGTCCTTTATTACAAACAATTTCATGTTTTGTATTTGTTGTGTCAACAACAAAATAACCTGTTACTAATGATTCATCATATAAAGTATCGTACAAACCACATCCAGTGTTACCAGTAGATATAAATCCACTCATGTTAACCCCACCAACGGTAACTGTTTCATCGGAACATTCTACACATTCAGGATAATTAATTAAACTTAATTTAGTTTGATTATTTATTTGAAATTGAGATATTGTGTCTCGTAATCCTCTTCCTGCATTTGTTATACTAATTAAAACTTCAGTTACTGTATTAAACGTCCAAACTACAACATTTAAAAAATGTAATGTTAAAAATTTGATAACAAAATCCAACGATAATAAAAAATCGGCAATTAATAATGTAAATGTGTAATTTTTAAATCCGAAGTTTGATGGTGGTGTTAACTTATCGCCACATTCCTCTTCTTCCGCAGGATGTAATTCATTTATATTTGCAAAATTCCCCCCAACTTGGTAGTTACTATGAAATGATGAAACCGTATAAACTTTATTATAACTAAATCTATAAAAATAATCTTTAGGATAATATTCACCTAACTCACTGTATAAAATTCCATAGTCCACATTCGAACTAACAGCATTCATTGGGTATCCACTCCATTCTGTTCCAAAATAATATGACGCATCTATTTCACTTTCCGATGAATTAAACTCTCTAATATTTGGTATAAGATAATCGGCGTTAACTCTAGCTCTACTTAAATCATTATCGTTCATGTTTATTCTAAAACGATAACATGCAGAAGTTGGTACACCTTTATTTGGGTCATTTGTAATTTCGTTTTCTCCAAATTCATTTGTATAGATATAATCCATATTCATTTCAATTGGAAATACAAATCCTCCGTCATCCGGTATATCTTCATTTAAATTAATCTCTTCTAATATTGGTCTGTGATTTACATCTTTTTTCGGGGTAAACCTAATTGCTTCAATCTTTCCAGATTTAGCAACCAAATCACATTTTCTACCCATTTTCTTTTTGGGTCTACAGTTTTTATTAACCGCACTTTTACCATTGTCACCATATATTCCACCAATAATAAATGCTGTTGGTGTTATATTAATTCCTTTCTCCGATAAATCAAAATCTGTTCTTGTTAAACCAATTTCACAAAAATCATCATTACCCCAAAAAGGATAAACTTCAATCGTTTTATCAAATGAAACGATTTGTGGTAATGTATTTAAATCTTCGGACGCTTTAAATGTATATTTGTTTTTAAATTTATCCACACCATCACCTTGTCTCATGAAATCGTAAGGTCTTAAAGAGAAACAACCAATATCGGATAAGTCCACATCAACGTGAATTGTTTGTTGCCCTAATGGTACTCCCCAAATCATAAAATCGCCCGCACTGTTAGTTTTAACCGTATACGAATAATAAGTTTCATATACTTCTAAAACTTCTTCTCTTGTTAATATATCTTCTTGGTCAAAGAATGTACCAGTGGGTTCATGTCCACCATGTTGTTTTCTTGATGGTAACAAATTGTATCTATAATTGTTACTATCTTTGTCCCCGATTTCAGTATAGGGATATAACGCAGATATAACAGGGTCATTTGAATGAATTTCTAATTGTGGAACAAATAACGATACTCTGGCGTTTGGGACACCTAAACCATTATTGACTGAAATACGACCACATACAACTCCATAATCAGAACACATAGATGAATAAACATCCTTTTGTGTGAATCTTAATGATAGAACTTCCAAAAAATCAAAATCTTGTTTTAATTCAAGATTGACTATTTGGTCCTTCCCAATGTTTGTGGATATTCTATGCTTCTGTATCATTCTTTTAATAAATAGAAAAAAGGAGATTTTCTACTATTATAAACAAAAAACATTTTAATATGTAGTCGTTCCTAATGTTTTGGTTCTAACTCTAATATCTGTATTAGGGAACCTTATTTGAAATATTTGATTTGACTTCATAAAAATGGTCATATCTGACTGTAAAATTTCCTTAGTTAAAGTGTCTTTGTATGCCATTGCAGTTTCTGATGATGAATATAAACCACCAATCTTGTTGTACGCTCTAATATCAATTACATTCACTACACCAGGTATTTGACCAATGTGTCTAATTAAATCTCCAACAAATAATGGGTCACCCATTTTTCTTTTAGAATTATCAAAGAAATCTATGGTATCGTTAATTGCTGTTTTAATGACATCTGTCGGGTTTTCGTTTTTATCGATGACAATATCCATTTCCAATGATAAGTCAATAACTTCCCCACTTGCAATGTCAATATAGTCATTTATCATTCTATATTCAGAAAGATATTCAATTATATTACTTTTTAATGTATTTGAAACTGTATCAGATAAATTACCATTATCGTCATAAGATAAAATTTTAATTTTTACCTTATTATCTTCTTCAATGACATTCACTTTTGCTGGTGCTCCGAATGTTGCTGGCATCAACTCAATTATTGATTTATAATCGTTCAATGTTACCGCTCTATTTTGTGCGGCAAAGTTAAAAGAAATCATGTTTCTTAATTCTTCAATTGTTGGTTGGTCCGCACCACCGACAGCAGGTGTTATATTTGTAACTCTCATAGATTGAGTCACTTGTGTGTTAATAGAAGATATAGGTCCGTTAACGTCCAATTCCATATTATCAATACTCGTGATAACATTCACACCTAAATTGGAATCTTTACCTCCACCAACTCTGTATTTTATGAATAAGGTTGTACTTGATTTTGGTATTGCACCCAATGACATATTATTAAGATAGGTTGAAAGGTTAACTTTCATTGTACCGTTCATATGACTATCTAAATTGTCTAATGGGTCAACATTACCTGAACCGAATGTAACTGAAAAATAACCCTCTGGTGTATATTCAGTTATAAATTTATTTGTAACAGTTTTATTTGTTCCTGCCTTAAAATTATTTTTATCCGATACTGCGGTTGGGTCTGGTACGAAAACTTTATCCTGTACCAAACTTTTAACTTCATACCATTTATTTGTTAAATCACTAAATTCATTTGAGGTAGGATTTGCACCAAAATTAGTACCATCTTTATGTATAATACTACTAACACCTAATACATCTTGTTCAGGTAAATATAACTTTAAAAATGGTTTTTGGTCTAACGATGTGATTACTCTTCTATAAATTCTTGTAACACCGTTAATTACCGCTTCTCTTTTTGTGATTGTATAAGATACTTATTGATTATTAGCATTAAAATTTGGTATTTTTAATCTATTTGGTTCACCTTTACTATTAAATGGATTTGAAAAATCTACGTCTTCAACTGTTTCAAAAATTTGTCCTCCTCCCGATACTTGTGCTCCCGCTTTTAATATACCCAAATATCTTTCATCTTCCTTATCACCTCTAACCGGAACATTCATTGAAAAGTCACATAACGCAACTGAAGGTCTTTTACATGGTATTTTCATACCATAAGTTTTTGCAATATGAAATAACGATTGTCTTTGTTGAGCAAAATCTAACATTGTTTCTTGCCAAACTCTATCTATATGGAAGTGTAAGTTATCTGCAACCGCAGCATTTAAATCTAATAATACTGAAAATATTGATGCGTCGTTGGTGTTCTTAACCAAGTCAGGATAATATTGTGTGGTTAGATTTACTAACTCTTCCCTTAAACCCGCAAAATCTCTTGTTGCGTATGATATTTTTTTACTCATCTTAAATGTTTAGTATTATAAAATCCGAAGACGTAAATGCTCCGTTATTTACTGTATATTCAATTTTAACTACAGCCGTATGTGGTTTTTCAGAATGACTAGAAACCCTAAAAAGTCTATTATCTTCATTTTCTTGTGGTGAAACAATTTGGTCAGGGTCGTCTTCCGCAGATACCACCACTATTGAAGTTAAATCCAAATTGGGAATATATTTTTTTACAGAATCACGAATTTCACTTTCAATCAATCCAAATGTAACGGCATCGTTTTGGTCAAAGATATATTGATACAATCTAGTGCCAAAATCGGGTAAAAAATATCTACTACCCTTCTTTGTCAATAGGAGGTGTATTAAATCCGCTCTAATCTCTCTTTCGGGAGTACCAGTCATCTTTAAAAACTTTCCTTCTAAACTATCCCTAAATGGGAAATCTATTCCGTAGGTTGCTGCCATATTCAATAAATATAAACAATACGAAAATGGTTATGTATCTTCTTTTATTTTTGTGTTTCCCTTTTGATATGGGGGTAAGTACGGACATGATGAACATTTGTTACCACAACAATATCCTCTCTTTAATAAAAAAAGAGAAGTCAGAATCATAAGCCCTGACTTCTCATCTATGTAATAATCTACACCTTCTATCATTAGATACTTGTAATTTCACAACTTCCACCAGAACATGCTTGGGCTGCAAAGTCACTAATATCTTTATATTGAGGTCTATCCAAAATTTCACCGAAATTAACTTCCTTAAATTGGCGAGTGATGGTTTCCCATTTGTAGAACAAATGAACGTCTTTTAAACAATAAACCATTTTCTTCATATCACCTTTAAAGTAGTTCTTAGCAAATTTCTTCGCTCTTGACAACCAATATTCTTTTAATAAAACTTGTTCTCTTGTTCCTGTTAAAGTTATACTTCTATCTAATAGAGTATCACAAGCTAACCATAAGTTTTGATTAAAGTAATGTAAACCATCAAT